ATGATTCAGTTCAAACCAACGCGAAACATCGACCTGATCGAAGCAGTCGGAAATCACCCTGACATTATTGCCGGGAGCAACAACGGTGATGGATACGACTATAAACATGATTGCCGTTACTTTGAGGTGAACGTGCACGGGCAGTTCGGCGGCATTGTTTACTATCAGGAGATTCAGCCGCTGACATTCGATTGCCACGCCATGTATCTGCCAGAGATTCGTGGCTTCAGCAAGGAAATCGGGCTGGAGTTCTGGCGATACATTCTGACTAACACCACCGTTCAGTGCATCACATCGTTCGCTGCACGCAAATTCCGCCACGGGCAGATGTACTGCGCAATGATTGGCCTTAAGCGTGTAGGAACCATCAAGAAATACTTCAAAGGCGTGGATGACGTGACGTTTTACAGCGCCACACGCGAAGAATTAATCGACTTCCTGAATCACGGGAGATAGCCATGTTATATGCATTTAAGCTGGGCAGAAAACTGCGCGGCGAGGAACCTTATTGCCCTGAAAAAGGCGGGAAAGGTGGCAGCTCTGATAAAAGCGCAAAGTATGCAGCAGAAGCTCAGAAGTATGCCGCAGACCTGCAAAATCAGCAGTGGCAGACGATCATGAAAAACCTTGCTCCGTTCACGCCGCTTGCGGAGCAGTATGTTAACCAGCTTCAGAATCTTTCCAGTTTAGAAGGTCAGGGGCAGGCACTTAATCAGTATTACAACTCTCAGCAGTATAAAGACCTTGCAGGTCAGGCGCGTTACCAGAGTCTTGCTGCTGCGGAGGCGACTGGTGGACTTGGTTCGACAGCTACAAGCAATCAACTGGCTACGATCGCGCCGACACTCGGTCAGTCTTGGTTATCAAATCAGATGAGCAATTACAACAATCTGGCAAACGTTGGGCTTGGTGCGCTGCAAGGTCAGGCAAACGCCGGGCAGACGTACGCCAACAACATGAGCGGCATTGCACAGCAAAGCGCAGCTCTTGCCGCTGCTAATGCCAATAAACCATCAAGTCTTCAGACTGCAATTAGCGGTGGCACGTCTGGTGCGATTGCCGGTGCAGGTCTTGCCAGTCTTTTGGGAACATCAACGCCTTGGGGCGCTGGCATTGGTGCTGGTATCGGATTGCTTGGCTCGTTGTTTTAAGGGGTAATCATGGCTACTTGGCAAGGAACAAACGGCGGATTGTTGACTGGTATCGGTGGCGTCAACTCAAACGCCCCTAGCGTAAATGACATCGGAAATACGCTTCAGCTTATCAGGCAGAACAATGATATTGAGCGTTCAGGCGCTAACAATGTTGGACTGACGGCCTTGCAAGGTCTTTCAGGTATTGCGGGTGTTTTTCAGCAGGAAAAGCAGGCTCAGCGGCAGAAAGAATTTCAGCAGGCATACGCTAATGCTTATGCGTCTGGTGATCGCGGCGCTTTGCGTCAGTTAGCTACTGAATATCCAGACCAGATTGAATCCGTTCGTAAAGGCATGGGATTCATTGATGAAGACCAGCGCAATTCCATCGGTACCTTAGCGGCTGGCGCTCGCCTTGCGGCATCGTCTCCAGAAGCGATGCAATCATGGCTGCAAAACAACGCCAATGAGCTGGCGCGCGTCGGTGTTGACCCTAATAACGTTGCTCAGATGTATCAGCAGAACCCTTCAGGATTTGGTGAGTTTGTTGATCACCTTGGAATGGCTGCTCTTGGTCCAATTGATTACTTCAATGTTCAGGACAAGATGGCTGGTCGTGAGATTGATCGCGGGAAACTTGCAGAGACAATCCGCAGCAATCAGGCTGGCGAGGCGCTAACAGCACGAGGCCAGAACATCACGATGCGCGGTCAGGACTTATCTGCTTCTACTGCGCGACGAGGTCAGGATTTGGCAATGCAGCGAGCGTCAACAAGAGGAATCGCTGGGAATGATGAGCGTACAGTTCAGTTATCAGATGGCAGAACTGTAACGGTAGGCGGGAAGCTTCATGGCGCTGGGGCTAATGCGTTCTACGAAGGCATCGACAACGATGGGAATATGGTTCGCGTCCCTGCCAGTTCAATCGCTGCGCCTGCAACATCGTCTGCATCAGCACAAAACTATGCCATGAAGAAGGATATCGACGCGATCGCAAATGCAGACGCTTCTGCTCTCGATTTCATGACAGGAATGACAGGTGGTGCAGGTAATCCAGCAATTGGTGCTGATGTTCGCAGCCGATTAACGGGAAAAGAGCAGCGCCAGTTATATAACTCAGCACAACGTATTCAGGGCAGAATGCAGAATCAGGGTGTGGCGGCAGCAAGGGACATGGGTGCCAGTGGTATTAACACCGTTGCAGAAGCGAAGATGTATTTTCAGGGGATGCCGCAGGTTGACTATTCAAGCCCGGAGGCTATGCAGCAGTCGATTCGTGAGATTCAGGAATACACCAACAATTACAACCAACAATATAACGTTAATGTTGGTAAATCTCAGCGGAAGCAATCTCAACCTGCACAGGTATCACAGCCAGCAGCCAGCAGTAACTTTTCTTCACTATGGGGTGATTAATGGCTAAAGCATGGAAAGATGTTATCGCCTCTCCACAGTATCAGGCGTTAGCGCCAGAACAAAAAGCGCAGGCTCAGGAGCAATACTTCAATGAAGTCGTGGCCCCGCAAGCCGGAGAAAATGCAGAGCAGGCTAAGCAAGCTTTCTATGCTGCCTATCCATTGCCATCTGTGCAGCCAGTGGAGACACAACAACCAGTAGCACAGCAACAACCACAGCAAAGTGGATTTATGTCTGATCTTGGCGAAGCAGTAAAAGAGACTGGTCGCGGACTGGTGCAGGCTGGCGTGAACGTGGCAAATATACCTGCATCAGTTGCCGATGCTGTAACGAGCGCGGCGGCTTGGGCTGGCGGTAAACTCGGCATTGGCGATGGGACATATCAACCAGCGCCACGAGTAACAACGCAGGGATTAGAGCAGGACTTTGGCCTTCAGCAAGGTGCGCTGACTCCACAAACGACAGAGGGAAGGGTATTTGCTGAAGCATTGCCTTACCTCACTCCTGCTGGCGTTGAGAGAGCGGCAGCACAGGCACCAACACTTGCTGGTCGAATTGCTCAGGGGGCAACTCGCCTTCTCGCTGAAAACGCAGTTGGATCACTTGCTGCAAATAGTGCGAAAGATGATGCGGAAGCACTCGCCACCGATTTAGGCGTTGGTGTGCTGGCTGGCGGTGCTATTAACGCTGCCGGACGTGGATTAGGTGCTGCTTATCGTGGCGTTCGTGGTGCTATCGCGCCAGAAGCACAGCAAGCTATCAGATTTGCAGAGCGTGAAGGCGTTCCTCTGCACACCACAGACCTGTTACAACCCACTTCCCGCGTCGGAAAAATGGCGCAGACTACAGCAGAAAATATCCCTCTGGCTGGCACAAGCGGAATGAGAGCAACGCAACAGGAAGCGAGAAGCCAGTTGGTGCAGAGATTTGCTGATAAATTCGGTGAGTATGATCCATCTGTTGTTATTGACAGCCTTAAAGCGAAAACATCAGGAATTCGTCGTGCCGCTGGTAATCGACTGGAGCAGGTTCAGAATGCTATGGCTGGAGTAAACATTCAGCCTGCGCGAGCAATTCAGCAGATTGATACAGAAATATCTAATCTGCAGAAGCTTGGTAAGGTAGCTGATAACGAGACAATTTCAAAACTTCAGTCATATCGTGATGAGCTTGTTCGCAATGCTGGCCCTGATGGTCCGGTTAATCTGGATTTGAAGCAATTAAGCGATCTGCGCAGCCAGTTCAGAATGGACGTGAAGGGGGAGCGGCCAGTGTTACCAAACCGTTCCGATGCTGCCATTCAGCGCGTTTACAAGGCAATGACCGACGATATCAATGGTGCCATTGGTCAGAATCTTGGCAACGATACTCTCCGTAAATATCAGCAGGCCAATGCCGTCTACGCTGACGAAGCGGCGAAACTAAAGAATACCAGGCTGAAGAATGTTCTCATGAAAGGCGACCTGACGCCGGAAGTTGTCAACAACATGCTATTCAGCAAGAACAAATCGGAAATTAAGACGCTGTATAACTCAGTTGGTCGTGTTGGCAGGGCGCAAATGCGCAATGGCATCATTGGAAAGGCGATGGAGAAATCTGGCGGATCCCCTGACCAGTTCCTTCGGCAGCTTAACATCCTGCAAAACCAGACTGGCATCACATTTAAGGGGCAGGACGCTGCTTATCTGAAAGGATTGAAAAATTACCTTCAGTCCACTCAGCAGGCAGCAAAAGCGGCAGTAACAACACCAACAGGGCAGCAAACCATCCCGTTCATTATCGGGTATGGGACGGCAATGAACCCGGCGACAACTGGCGCAGCAGTAAGCTACGGACTTCTTACTCGCGCCTATGAGAGCGAACCATTCAGAAATGCAATGCTCCGAATGGCAAACACCCCACGCGGATCAACAGCGTTTGAGAAAGCCATGCAGCAGGCGCAAAAGGCCATTAACGCCCTGACTCAGGGTGCCAAGTCTGATGCGTTGTCAGAATAGCTTCGCAAACACCAGGAACGTGCAAAAACCAAATATGTAGAACGCAATATTCAGCATATCTCTTTGCATAAATCCTCCGTAACTGATGGTTAGCTGCTGTCTTTTTTATATAGCTCTTTGAGCGTATCAAAGACAATTTTCTTAACCATATCGGATTGTTGTTCTGCCATACGCTCTGCATCGTCAATGTAAACTGATGCAGAGTTTTGTTTATCCAGTGATTCTTCAATCGCTGCAATTATCTCTGAGTTCAGAGACCTGTTATTCATCTTCGCACGCTGCTTAATTTTCGCGTGGAGTTCATGCGGAAGTCTCAAGTGAAACTGCGCCTCGTCGTATTTGCTGTACATCCTTGATGCCTCACCAATTGGGTGGAATGGCATCGTAACTTACTGGATAAATACTCAATAGTACCATTTCGGTATGCAATCACATCATGGTTGCATCATATCATTCGTCTGGAGCAATGAAATGTCAGATATCACCGCAAATATTGTGGTAAGCATGCCTTCGCAACTCTTCACTATGGCTCGTTCTTTTAAAGCCGTAGCCAATGGCAAAATTTATATCGGTAAAATTGACACTGACCCGGTAAATACTGAAAACCAGATACAGGTTTATGTAGAGAATGAAGACGGATCTCACGTCCCTGTTTCTCAGCCAATTGTTATCAATGCTGCCGGATATCCTGTGTACAACGGGCAGATTGCCAAATTTGTAACTGAGCAAGGCCATTCAATGGCTGTATATGATGCGTATGGTTCGCAACAGTTCTATTTTCCGAATTTGCTGAAGTATGACCCTGAACAGCTTCTGCAGTTACTTCAATCTGATGAAGGGGCTACTTACATTGGCACTAATAGCGGGAAAAATCTCCAAGAGGAGCTATTTGCAATAAAAAATGAAATATATCAAGACCCGCTTACATCGTGGCCTTTCGGTGGAACATTAAAAATAAAGCAAGGGGTGTACGATATCGCGTCACCACTCGTTCTCGATTACGGCAACTATGACGCTAAATTTATTGGTTCGACAGGAGTCCGTGCTCATTATTCCGGAGAAAATATGGCAGAAACGATATTTAACTGCCATGCCTCGGATTTCAACTTAAAGATGCTCGGTGATACAGTTGGTGGCACACAGCGAGTACATGCGTATGATTATCTCGGAAATATTACGCTTAAAGGCTCAGCAACGTCTTACGGTCTTCTCGTAACCAAGAAAGCATATGCCAAGTTAGAGAATATAGTATCTTACGGACATACCAACGGCGAAGGTTTACGAACAGACGCTGTATTGACTTCTGAATTGGATAATGTGTACCTGCAGGCAAATCGTATTGGGTGGCGAGTGCTTAATTCTGATGATTTTTCAGAACTTAATGCAATTACTGTCAACAGATTAACCGCAAGCCAGAATACACAATGGGGTATTCTTGGTGACAGATGGGGCGCAGGGACTACCATCAATAGCCTTACCTGTGAGGGTAACGGCACGCAAGGTAATACTGGCACTGGCGGTATGCAGATTGCCGTGAACGGTCTTAATGGGTCATGTGCTTTGGTACTTAATAACCCATATTTTGAGGCTAACGCTGGTGGTTCTGACCTTGCCATTGATAACACGGGAACGCGCCCTGTCACCATAATTATTAACGGCGGAAACTTCCATCGTGTCAGCAATACGGCGTACACCATAAACAACTTAAATATTACAAGCTCTGGCGGTGGGAAAGTAACTGTAATTCTCAATGGTACGACATTCCAGAGCGTAGGCTCTTACGTTCCAAGTAGCACAAGACCGTATTGGGTTACTGGAGCTAATTGTGAAGTAATCGACATTGGCTGCACATTCATGGAAGAAACGAGTAAAGCAACATCCGTTTCCTCTGGTAGCATCCCTCGCTCTGGAAGAATTAACGCCAATGGTAGTGTAGACATTGCGCCGGGTGTTTCATCCGTTAACGCGCATGCTACTGGTGTGTATGATGTAACGTTTTCTCATCCGCTCGCAGCAGCTACTAATGGTTATGTGGTTCAGATAACACCTATATCTGCGCCTGATTCAGTTAGTTGTGATGTTACTTATATTGGCGTAGATACATTTAGGGTGACCCTGCGCAATACGCTTAGCGGAGCAGGAATCTCCAGTTCGTTTGCATTTAGCATTACCAGACTACTATAAATACATTCGCCGCCCTATTGGGACATATATGTAGGGCGGCTTATGTTTATTGTTTATTGATTGTTGTTTGTTAATGTGGGTATTAATTCTTTTACTAAACTTGTGGTTTGTTTTGTTAATTTGATGAATGGCGTCTCTATTAATTTAAAAGTTAGGCATGATGTGAACGTAATAAGAAATGCAGTTGTGCTTACCAGTATGATAAATGCATTTTCAGTGTAATTATTAGGAATAATCCACGTCATTAGGCAATAAAGGAATATCCCATGCAGAAGGTAAACGCTGTAGGTAGTTTCTCCTAGCTTTCTGGTTATATTTAATCTTAATATTCCATACAAATCACAACCTGATGCGATAATGATAAATGTTATTCCACAAAGAATCAGTGGTAGCGGTGCGTAAGTTGTTTTGAAATACGTCATTTCAAAAATCATTATCGCAGTTATTATAATTGGTGTTACTTTTGCTTTGGCAATTCCATTGACTATCTTTGATTTATTTAGCAAAAATGCCAGGAGCCCAAAAAGAAATGATACTATGTGTATTTTACTGAAAAATAAAATGAAAACAAATAGCGATATTGCGCTAATCATAACCATGTAAATACTGACTTTTCTTTTTATGAGCGCGGAAATTACCGGAAGAGAAAAATAAAAGAACCATTCATATACAAGTGTCCATGTTACAGCGGCATTGATAGTAAATGAATCTTTTACGTCATTAATGTTCGGCATACCTAGCGCAGTGAATGGCAACCACTTCATTATTGACACAAAAAGCTCTTCTGTGGATACCTGCATTCTCCATCCAGACTTAAAACCTACAATGATAAAAATGAGACATAGGCTAACTATGAACATTGGGGTTAATCGTAGTAATCTTGATACATAAAGCCTTGTCCAGTCCTGATCTCCAGAGATAATCTTTGAAAAGAACAGATAACCAGTAATCATAAAAAAGAATGACACACCAACTTGGCCTAAATTTGCTAACAGATTTGATGAAGGTGCTTCCCATACTCCAGATGACAAGTATCCATTCCAAATTGCTGCGTGATGAATAAGCACGAAAATTGCTAAGAACCCCCGCATTCCATCTATTTGATTATTCCTGCCGTGCTCAACAAGATTTATTGGGGAAATTTTATCAAATAACCCCACAGCTAATAACGACATCAATATCACGGATGTTATTAATAATAAACTGTTAATTTCAATCAT